ATCTTGTAGTTAGCTTGGGCTTGGTATTCAACTTCGTTTGCCATCATACCTGTGGAGTAAATTTTAGGGTCAAAGGTTAGACCACCTTCGGTGTATACCCAAGCTCCTTTGTGGAAGCCTGCTTTTGCGTCGATACCTCTGGCTAGTTCACGCGCGGCGTATAAGTCATAGAGCTTAGTTTCATCGCCAATAGTAGTCTTTGAGGAAGCTGTCTCAGCTATCTCTCTTGCAAACCCTGAAACCATCGCTTTGAGTTTACGTTCTACTTCAATTCTGTACTCCTGCAGGGATTTACTGCATTCACTCTCATCAGCGGTAATCACACTAAGTCCTCACAGCTAGAATTTTGAATAGGACGGTCTGTGAGTGAGCTACACAGTTCTCGAAGGACTCTACAATATAAGTCTGGTTATCGTAGAAAATTTTATCTTTAACAGAAGGTGTAAAAGTTAATTGATAGTTAGCTAAGTAAAATACACCAACATCTTTACCTATTAAGTTTGGGTAATTGTACTGACTTGTCTTAATGTGTTTTTTATACATCACTACAGGATAAGTCGTCTCAGTATTAGTAACCGATCCAGTCTCGACATTGTAAACACCAGTTTGAACTTTTATGTAGTTGCAAGATAGTCCATTGCGTTTCACAGCGTCAATGCTTGCTAGTAGAAATCTGTTAGCCATTACTAGACTCCAAAGTTTTGTACAGTCTGTGCAGTTGAACTGTTAGGAGTGCAAATGTAGTTGTTATCTGAGTTATCTACATTAGCTTGCATATCAATTAGACTAATCCCACCTGCATAAGCATTTACATTTGCAAATACTGGATTGAGTTCAGGAGAGCGTAGAAACATTTGCAAGGAGAGTCGGTACTGTTCTGCTGATTTACTTCCACCTGTTACGGAGAAGATGTCTACAGTTTCATTAGCACTCCACATGCTCAGTTGCAACAGAATAACTTTAGCTACTTCTAACGCTGTCTTGTTTACGTTTTGATTATTGCGGTCTAGGAAGAACTGAATTTCTTCATCTGTCACAAAGTAAAAGCCCACGGCGTTGTCTTGTGTCAAAAGACGTACTTGCTGAATAAGGTTTAAAGCCACGGTGTTTCTCTTTTCTTTTTGTTTGTATCTCTTCTAAAACCAACAACAAAGGTAGCCTTAGAAGAAAGCCCTCAATAAAGAGGGCAATCTTATTACTCTGTATTAAGTGGAGCTAAAGCCACGAGCAACAAAGTTAGGACGCTTCAACAGGGAGAGCATATTGCACTCAGCTTCAAGCGTGATTTCTGTGCCACGAGGGTCACGGAATTGCCACAAATACTGAGGCATTGCAATAGTGTTAACCAAGCCGAAACGGTTTGCAGGGCCATACACTGTAACGAATGAGTCATCATCTGACTCAGCTATAAAATACGCATCACCACTTGGAATAAGCGCCTGACCTGCCAAGACTGTCGGCACTTCAACGAAGTTGATATTGGCATAAGTGAAGCGACGATACAGACCCATACCACCAGCACGTTCACGCAACACATTTTGACCAGTTGTAGATGTGAAGTAAGTGTAAGCTGTCTGAACACGGGCGTGGTTAATCAGTTTAGCAAAGAACACAGGGCTGCAATATGCAGTAACAGAATTGATAATTACACCGTCTGTCGCTGAATCTTGGAAGCCACGGATGATTGCTTCGCACTTAGCTGCAATGTCTGTCGTGGATGTACCAAACACATAGTCAACCTCATTACGAGTGAAACCAAAGTCCGTGTAGTAGTTAGCGACTACTGTACCATTCGGTGCCCAAGCTGCACCAGTTGTAATAGTCTGGAAACGTGCAATCTCTTTAGTCACATCGAACGACTTTTGAATCTTTTGCATTTTACGCAACAAAGCTTTTGCTTCAGTGTCAGCGGAGTTCAAATCATCATAAGCTGACTTACCAGCAATATCGTCAGGATACAAGGCATCCGTCAGAGGGTGGTGAGTCAAAGAGTAAGAGTGAATCTTACGCAAATCGTTGGAGGTAGTCTGTGGTTTTGAACCACGGATTTGGTCTTTAACTATTGCAATAGAACCTTTGGTTTCTTGGAAGGTGACTACGTTTTGCGACAAGAACTCATCCTTGAACAAACCAGAATCACTTAAGAGTGTCCATGTCTGAGGCAAGGTGTTAAGTTCACGAGTGCTATCAACTACTTCAAAGCTATTTGTAAAGCTGCGGGTTGTCATGTTATATATTTTCCTTAATTATTAGATAGTGTCCAAAACTTGAATACCTAGGGCTTCAAGAGACGCATAGATAACATCTTTTTCTGCTTGCAAGTCATAAGTTGCATCCAGAACTAGACCTGCTTTAGAGACTTTAGCGAAGCCCCGAGTCAGGGCAACAGCTTTAGTATCCGTAGCGCCGAGAATTGTTTGTTCATTCATCACGATAGCTGCAGCTACTGCTGAACCGTCTACTGCTGTTTGAACTGCACGTTTGTACTTACCAGTGGCAGTTACTTTACCGAGAACTGTACCTACCAAGAGAGTACCAGCGGTATCATTGATTACGATAACAGTTTCAGCGAAACCCTCACCCGCCCAAATTTCTTTTTTGAGCACATTTGACTTTGTATGCGTCGAAGTTGCGATTACAGACATCTTGTTATTCCTTAATTAAATTATTTTGTAGACTTGGCTTGTGCGGCGGCAGCCTTAGCTGCTTTCATCAAGGGTGTATCTTCATCTTGTTTTAGAGCTTGAGTGCTAGCACCTAATTCTTTGAACAAGTCTGAATTTGTTTGTGCTGTCATCATGCCTTCTAGGGCTTTAATGGCACTTTCAAAAATCTCCTGAGACTCAACATTTGCAAAGCCTTTAAACAAAGCCTCCACCTTGTCTGCATCCTTTACTGTTGCTGTCAACAAATCTTTGCGGGACTTCTGGACTGCTTCGGCTTTTTCTTTTTCAAATTGTTTTACTGTTTCGAGGGCTTTTTCAAGAGCTACAGCCTGTTCTTTGAGCGCTTTTTCAATGCTCTCAAATTGGGACTTCTCGACCATTTCCACAATCACTTCTTGTTCGACTGTTTTAACTGTCATCTTAGATTTCTCCGTTGGTTTTGTTTCGCTAGAAGACACGTCTTCAGCTTTTGCTTTTTCTACTTCTTTGGCAGATGCCACGGCAATAGAAGTGCCTTCTTCGCTGCTAACCGTCTTAACAGTTGGCTTAGAATTTGTTGCACCTTTGTCAATCTTCTTGAACGCCTTTTCCAAGAGTTCTTGTGACTTCAAAAGTGCTAAGTAATCGTCGGGTTCAAGTTCTGATAGGGACTTATTAACATCCTCAGATTGTTCTAAACCCTTTAAGACCTCAATTGCTGCTACTTGCGAGGCAATGTAGTCTTCGTAAGTGTCTGGAATTTCCTCGTCAGACTTGGTATCAAACCCAAGTGCTCTGGCTAGTACCTCAGCTTCGTCGTGCCACAGCCCATAAAACTTGACCAAGAAGTCCTCGATACTCATAGTGATACGTATCTTTGCAGCCTTCTCAACATGCTCATCAGTATATTTAGCCGACTTGACTAATAATGAAGTGAAACCGTTGGCTGCTCCACCGTTTGCTTTTCCGACAAGTGCTACAGCAGCATTCTTGCCGCTGAAGTCAATATCAGTAAGTTTTTTTGTTGCTTTAATTTTTGTCATGTGTTCCTTAATCTGTGAGTTGTTCTACTGTCCCCATAGCTTGAATAGATAACCCATTGAACTCGCCAGAAAGGATACCTTGCCAGATAAATTCGTACTCAGGTTCTTCACTTACTTGGATTGTTGCTAACCACGTTCCTTTCTTAATGAAAGTTTCATTGATAATCATGTCAGCAGGTGTTATATATGACTCTACGAAGGTGAATGCTGTGGTTTCAACAGCATGAAAAAGATTAGCTTTTTTGCACTGGTTATTAAAACTCCTACAAGCTTTTTCTACAGTCTGTGCGTCATAGTAATCTCCATGCAAGTCACTCGTCATGCCTGAATCATCTTGAGGCTCCAGTACAACAAAGGTTGCCATCCGTTGCATCTCATCGACTGACTTCAGAACTCCGATGCTTCCAATAGAGTCGTTTTCAGTTTCTTCTGTTTCAGCCGTAGTAACATCTCTTTTATAAGAGTCAAGCATTCCTTGTTCTTTTAAGACTAACCTTGACCAAGCAAGTCCCGCCTTACCACCATGAGCATAATATTTAATCACGTCATCAGTACAACCACCATCCCACAAACGAGTATCAGGTTTAATTGATTTCTCTAATTTAGACAGTGTGTGATAGATATTACTCACAGCTTTAATGTCAAAGCCGTTGACTAAGTAGGACTTAGTAATATCAACTTGCTGTTTGCGGTGCTGACCAGCAAAAGAGTTTCGCTCATATTTCTTACTAAGAGCAATACCTCTTTGGATGTTATCTAGTACAGCATCCGTGGGTTTAAATTTATTATTCATTATTTTCCTGTACTTATATTCAATTATAACATATTGTTACATAAAAATCAAGGGAAAAGTAAGTATTATTAAAATAATTCTGGACTTTATCACTATTTTATGTTATATCAGATATTTATATTCAATTACTACCTAGATAGTGCCACAATATCAGCAGCAGTGGCTCTTGATGAAATCTTTTTATCTATTCTTGCTAGTTCAACAGCTAGAGCGTCACGTACTGCTTGTGCTACAACTGCAGGGTCTGCTGCACCACCAGTAGAGATACCTTGAGCTTGGACAGGAACAACGGACTTCACCAAAACATTGAATACACCGAGTGTTGGTACAATGGGATCACCACCACCATCCACAAACAGGTTACCCGTAAGAACCAGTGTCTGATTAGCTTCCATTGGGCGAACACGCCAGCCATTTATTAAAAAGTAATAAGGAGGTATTGACAACCCCCCTCCTAAAGTGTCACCACCTACAGTAGAAAAAGCAGGTAAATATTTACTATTGTCCCCGACAGCTAGCCAATCAACCCAAGCTGAGTATATGCTTTGAACTGTGACATTGTTGCTATCCAGTACAAATCTTTTTGTAGCAGGGTCGATTGTTAATGCCATTAATTTACTCCATTATGCGTAGGCTCGGTCAGTTTCGGCAACTGCTGCAATTTTAATTCCTTTTGAGGCAGTTAAACCACCACTAGGAGATGTTGCCACAACAACAGGTTTAGCAGAACCAGACTTACCTGCTACTAGGGTAACAGCAGTGTCTGTACTTCCTGTGCGTAATCCACCTGCTGTGTCATTGGTGTAGTCATAATTGAAAGGTATAGACGCTGCACCAACTGTCCCCGCAATATCTACTCCTGCTTTGTTTTTAACAATAACAGCGTTGGTAGTACCCCAGTCGTTCGTAGAAGATAAATCGGAATAATACAATACGTACCAGCCACCTACTAAATTAGCAGAGAAATCTAGTGTACCTGCAG